CAAACAAAATCAAAATAAATCTATTTAATTAAAAAAAGAACCTATGGACATTAAAGAACAAATTTTGGTAGCGTTAGGGTTAAACAAGCCTGTAACGTTAGCATGGCAAGCAAAGAGCGAAGATGGAACTATCTTTGTATCTTCTGCCGAATCATTAGAAGCTGGTGTTGATGTATCTGTTTTAACAGAAGATGGCACCACAATTTTATTACCAATCGGAACATATACTACCGACACAGGTGTTAGCTTTAGAGTTGAGACTGAAGGTGTAGTTGCTGAGGTTATGGAGTCTGAGACAGAGGAAACTGTTACTGTTGAAGAAGAAAACATGGCTGACGTAGGTGACTGGGAAGGTATGGAAAAAAGAATCCAAAACCTAGAAGACGCTATTGCCGACCTTAAACGTGATAAGGAAGGTGGTGACGATTCAGTTGAAATGGCTGACGAAGAGGCTACTGACGAAGTAGTTACTGAAGTAGTTGAAAAAGTAGAAGAAGCAGTTGAAGAAATTGCAGCAGCTATTGATGAAGCTACACCAGAAGAAGTAACACCAGAACTAGCAGCAAAGGCGGCTGAGGTTGCAATAGAAATTATGCAAGACAAAGCTGAAGATGTAGCTGAAGACGCTGAAGGTGATACTGACATGAGAAAAAAAGACGAAGAGTATAGTAAATTTTCTAAAATGGAAAAAGAGCTTAACGAGTTAAGAAACAAATTAAATGACTCGCCAGCTGACAAACCATTTAACACTAATAAATTTAGTTCTAACAAAAGATATGCTACATTAAGCAAAAAAGAATACGGAAGATTATCTAGCAAAGATAAATTTTTATACGACTTATACAAATAAAAAAATAAATAACAATTAAAAACAAAAAATTATGGCTTTAGCAACAACAAGTAACTATGCAGGGAAGGCGGCTGGATTTTATATTTCAGCGGCACTGCGTCAAGCAAACTCAATGGAGTTCTTGACAATGATAGAAAATATCAAGTTTAAAAGTAACATCCAAAAAATGGCAGGTGCGAATATGATAAAAGACGCGACGTGCGATTTTAATGAAGCAGGTACATTAACAATGACAGAAGCACAATTAACTCCAAAAAATCTACAAATCAATACTGATTTATGTAAGAGCACGCTTTTAGATTCTTGGGAGGCATTACAAATGAGAGCTGGTGCAGGTGCTCCACCTCCAGCATCTTTTGATGACTATGTAATTTCTTACTTAGGTGAGATAATTGCTAACGGAACAGAAGTTTCTATATGGACTGGAAATGATGCAACAGCAGGAGAGTTTACAGGATTTGTAGGAGGAGGTGTTGGACACTTAGTAACAGATGCGACAGTAGTTGATGTAGCAAACGCAGGTGGTGCTGGAACTGCTTATGACGCAGCTAACATTATAGCAAACTTACAAGCATGTACAGCTGCAATAGCAACAACAGTTTACACAAAAGAAGATTTATACATTTATATGTCACCAAAATCTTACAGACTTTACATCTCAGCTATCTCTACATTAGGATATGTAAATGCATACTCTATGAACGGAGACTACGATGCAGTATTTGAAGGAATCAAATTAGCGGTTTGTAATGGAATGAAAAATGATGTATTAGTAGCAGCAGAAAAATCTAATCTATTCTTTGGAACTGACTTACTTTCAGACCAAACTAGAATTCAAATGCTAGACATGGCTAACTTAGATGGTTCAGACAATATGAGAGTAGTAGCAAGATACTCAGGAGGTACTCAAGTAGGAATTGGAGCTGACACAGTATTAGTATCGTAAATAAACTAAATTAATAGAAGTGGGGGCTTTGCCCTCACTCCTTTAACCTTTAAAACATAAAAAACTATGGCTTGCACGGCATTAACAAAAGGTAGAGGGCTTGATTGTCAACGAATCGCAGGGGGTATAAAAGCGGTTTATTTTTCTGTATATTCTGATATAGGAAGTACAGACTGGGCGTATGATGGTACACACCCACTAGAAATAGACACTATTGACTGGAACTCCAAAAGTATTTACAAGTATGTAATGCCTTTGGGTGTTGCATCAGTATCTGACGCAATTACAGGGTCAACGGAAAATGGAACTATATTCTATACTCCAACTGTAAACATCATGCTGAACAGATTGACAAAAGAAGACCAAAACCAAATAAAATTATTAGGACAAACAAAAGTAAGAATGCTTGTAGAACTTAACCAAGAATATTCAAACGGACACCCAGCTATACTCGCTGTTGGTTGGCATAACGGTTGTGACTTGAATGCAGGTTCTATGGATACTGGAGCTGCTTTCGGGGACAGAAATGGATACACGCTTACCTTCTCGGGGCTAGAGCCTTTACCAATGGCATTTTTAGAAGATTATACAACTAGTATATTTGATAACAGTGGATTTACAAATAAAGGAACACCGTTTGTAGTATCAACATAATTTAATTAGTAGTTTTCATATATTTTCAGGATTAGAGTGGCTTTTATGTCACTCTTTTCTTTTTATAGCCAAATAAAAATGACTTTTTTCTATTATATAGTATATGATACAAGCAACTACCGAAACGGATTTTACTTTTTACATACAAACTGAGGATAACCGTATTGACAAATCTGCCGCAACAAGTAAAATAAGACACTTGTTAAAGTTTACTAATGATATGGATAGGTCAGTTCATTATGTTTATGCTACGGCTGAAGTAATAACGGCTAGGCATACTAAGTTTGAGATAGATTATGATGCAACTCCTGATATGTATGCAGGTTCTATTAATTTAAAACCAGCAGGATATTGGAAGTATGAGGCATTCGAAGTGGTATGGAGCGGAACAGTTACAATAGCTAATGGAAGTGCGCCAGCAACAGAAAATGATGTTTTAGCACCTGCGGCATCCACAAAAGGAGTAGTTAAGGGTTTAGTAACAAAAGGAATAATGTATGTTGCAGAAAAAGATGGAACAGAACAAGTTCAATACAAACAACACGAAGAGACTTCGTCAACAAACTATATATATTACGGACAATAAAAAAATAAAAAATGGCAATAGAAAATGTACAACAGCTTTTAACAGAGCAATTAGGTAAAAATGGTAGCACTGAAATATTTACAACGGCTGCACAAACTAGTAAAGACTGGTATTGTGTTTATTTTCCAGTACAAAGCGTGGTTTCTGCTATCACAGTAGCTGACGCAACTGGAGAAAGTGCTTTACAAACTACACTACCAGCTGGAACAACTCTATTTATGAACGTTACTGCAATTACTTTGACTAGCGGAATTGGAATAGGTTACCACGAAGGACCAACAACATAGAATATGCAAAAACTAGGACTAGGATTAAGTTTACCAAACATGGGTAAAAACCCGTGGGAGCCAGTAGAAGAAAGTTCTTTACTTGCTTGGTATAAGTTTAATAGTGGTATAACACTAAGTGGTACTGACGTGCAAACATGGGCTGATAGTTCTGCTAATAGTCATGATATGACGCAGGCAACTGCAAGCGAACAGCCAGCATATACTGACGGTTATTTAACTTTTGACAGTGCTGATACACACAACTTGCAAACTACTAGCCAAATATCTTTATCGGGTGCCTTTACTATTGGTATAAGGTTTTATCCTGATGCTTTTAACAATGTTATTATAGCAGATAATACAACTTCAAATGAGTTTTTTAAACTTACAGCCTCAGACAGGTTAGCGGTTAAAATAGATGGTTCAACTAAAAACATGGACTTAGACAGTGGTTCGTTTGGTAATGGTTATATAGTATTGACAAGAACGGCTGCGGGTTTAATGACTTTGCATCATAATGGTGTGGCTCAAAGTGCAACACAAACATTAACAGGGACTTCAGACATAGACTGTATAGGTGTAAGAAAAACAGATGTAAATCCGTATGACGGTAGGCTTTGGGAAATACAAATATATACCGACACAAGCGCTAGTCTTACAACATTAGTAAATAATTATTTAGCAACTATTTAAAAAATACTATTATGAAAAAATTATTATGTAAATTTATCAGCAAAATAACGTTCAACACAATTTGCTTCAAATGGTGCAAAACAAAATGTTGTAGTAAATAAATAAAAAAATATGAAAGACAAGATTTTAAGTATAAACCTAGAAACATCAACTGCTCCTATTATAAGAGAGGTTCGTGGAACTGAGTATATCGAGTATGGTACGGAGGACTGGAAAAACCTCTATCCTCAGTTCTTAATAGATTTATACTACAATTCCAGTACACATGCGGCTATCGTAAATGCAACAGCCGAAATGATTGCAGGTGAGGGTTTACATATAGATGATGCTGATACCAACTTAGATACATACGTTAAATTAAAAAAGTTTTTTAGAAACGCTAACAGTAAAGAGACTTTACATCAAGTTATTAAGAAGGTGGCATTTGATTTTAAACTACAAGGTGCTTACGCATTACACGTTATTTGGAACCAAGAACGTACACAGATAGCTGAAATATACCATGTACCTGTTGAAAGGGTACGTGCTGGAATACCAAATGAACTAGGACAAATAGATACTTATTTTATTAGTTCTGATTGGAAAAATACAAGAGAAAATCCACCATCACCAATAGCTGCATTTGACACAAAAGACAGAACAGAGGCAAGTCAGTTATTATATACAGGTTCGTACAGTCCTAATATGGACATCTACTATACACCTGACTACCTTGCTGGTTGTAATTGGGCATTGGTAGACCAGCGAGTGGCGGAATTCCACCTCAACAACATACAAAATGGCTTTAGTGGGAGCTATTTTATTTCTTTTGCTAATGGAATCCC